CCAGATGCAAATAGGTCTGAAACAGAGTTTACACGGGTAATCTTATCGTTTCCACGGGTTGGTGTAAATTCTTGTACAGGAATGCCCATTTTTCGCAGTTCAAATACGAGTGGCGCACCAGACGCCTTCGCTTCCACAATACACGCATCGGGCTCCCATTCACTGTACATTTGCATGGCACGTTGTTTTAGCTCAGGGAACTCCAGCCGTTCCTTCATGGCATCGAGCAAAATAATGTGGGTGTCGTTGACGTCTTCATCTTTATAAAATACTCCCCAAGTCGTACAGGCGGAATAGTCTGAACGCTCGTTTTTGGTAAAGGCGGTATCCCAAGACTGAATGATAAATTCACAGGGAGGAGGTCTTTCGCCTTCCCAGACTTTCCACCATTCCCGTTTGACGATCGCACCCTCTTCCGAGGTGGGGTCTTGTTGATACTGAGCCTGCCATTTTGGTAATGGTAATTCATCCCGTAATTTAGACAATTCATCCAAAGACCAGAACTCAGGCCAGAGGGGTTTGCCTGTAGGCAGGATCGCAGGAAGGCTAATAATGTCCCAGACATCACCGTCTCGGTCAATGATCGACTGGCAAATTTTGCCGGTTAGATCTCGTTTTGCCCAGCGAGTCATAACGACTACGATGGAGCCACCTGGCTGGAGACGCTGCCGTGGTCCAGAGGTGTACCATTCAAAGACCTTATCAAAAACCGCAGGATCCGAGGAGGCTAAAGCGGCTTCTTGTTCCGAGTGGGGATCGTCAATAATGAGCAGATCCGCACCTTTACCCGTAACAGTACCACCAACACCAATAGCAAAGTAATCGCCATTGGCGTTAGTAGCCCAACGACCAGCAGCCTTAGAGTCAGATCGCAGAGCGACATTGGGGAATATCTTGGCATAGGCCTCCGAATCAACTAAGTTACGTACTTTACGTCCGAAACCAACGGCAAGTTCTGCCGTGTTCGAACACTGAATAATCTTCTTATTAGGGTATTTACCTAGGTACCATGCTGGCAGTAAGTAACTGGCGAACTCCGATTTCGTGTGGCGGGGAGGCATGTTAATGATCAAACGCCTGGATTTCCCATTAGCGATGTCTTCGAATTTCTGAGCCATTAACGCATGGTGCCGCCCATAAATAAACCCAGGCCACATGGACTTAACGAACGACAAAAAGTCGGTCTGCCCAGCTTCCCGTTCTTCGGCTTGATTCAGGCTTTCAATCATCGGCAGGAGCTTGGCTTTCTCCTCATCCGACAATAGACTAAACAGCTCTTCGATGTTCAATTGAGGTTCCTCAAATTAATATACGCTGGACGGATACTTCGCGACCTGTTTGTTAACCCTTTGCAAACCCCAATTTCAATCAGCGCTTTCATTTTTCTTGCCACGTTCCCCCGGCCTTTTTCGCCCGTAATACGCATAATGTCATCAATGGTCGGTCCGTACCCAAAGTTCTTCCAGTACTCATCAATAATCAAGAACGTTTCTTTCTGCGCCGGACTCATCTTTCTTCCTTCATTTTCTCAATGACTTTCTCGGCCAGCTTTTCCGCTTGTTTCTCATGGCTCCACATCCACTGAAGGGTCAGCTTTTTTTCTAATATCAAATTATTCAGCCGATGGGAGACGGCCGCTATCTCTTTCTGGATCTCATACACCGATCTCATAAATCTTCCTCCCAGTGTGGATCGGGCTTTCTCCACTTTGGATCTAAGGCAATCACGATGGAGTCATGGTACTGAGTCGCCTTTTGAACCACGGCCTTAATTTCCGCCAGTGTCATTCCTCTCACTAATTTCATAACCTCCTCAACCCTAGCCAATCTAATATCACCGTTAAACATACCGAACCCACATATAAACCGTATACAGAAGACTTAACCCACAAATATAGCCAATTAACATTTTCAAAATATATACCCCCTACCCTTTTTGTATAGGATTTGTAAGGGGGGGTGTTTCACGTGGAACATCTTCGGACGACTGTCCTGAAATAATGACCCCCTCCCCCTCTGTTTGTGCGTTATATTTATCAGGGTTAACACCTATGGACGGGCAAGTATCTGATTCTAAAGGGATTGTCACTCCACCAGGTGTTGGAGTGAGGTCTTGGAGCAGGGAATTTGCGATGAGTGCTGATTCTTTGAGTGGAATACTATGCAATAGGAATCCGCCCGCGTCTGTCGGATTTTGGGGGGCGGGGTTGGGTGGGGTCGCTGGGTTCTCAAACTCAGAAGGGGTGGGCGCATCTTCGAAAATATCTTCGTCTCCCTGATCTTCCTCAAGTGTTCTTGCCTCGGAGAGTTCCACTAGCAGGGATTCTGCCTTGCGCTTGGCTAGATCATTAAGCCCTCGGGAATTACTGAAAGCCAGTTTTAATCCTTCCAGCAATTTTCCCCTGATGTCATCACTAGAATGTAGGTGGATGTGTTCCTTCCGTTCACTGAATAGCTGGACTTCTGACATTTTGCCGATTAACTCTAGGGCTTTGAGCTTGTTCGAGGTCTTTTCCTCCTCATTTATCGCAATAGACACTAGATTTTGTATAGCCATGGTTCTTATTTGAGCGGGGATAAGATATTCCCTTGCCTCATTCGCTAGGGTAAACGCCTCGATCATTGCAGAGATCTTGGGTGTACTTGCCAACCTACTGCCCTGCTCTGCTTGGGTCTGTGGTTTGCCTGTGCTGTTGTATGTTTCCCTGTAAGCCTGTGCCTTTGGTTTACCCTCGGCAACCTTCCGCGCAAAGTCCTTTTGCTTCTTAGTCAAATTGACCTTATCGACATTATGCGCCCCTACTAAGATCTGCTCTATTGGGGTCTGCTTTAATGTTTCCTTGATCGCTTGGCGGGTGATCTTGATCGGTTTAGGCATATGGGTATATTGTGGGAATTTGACTACCCCAAGTATAGGACAGTTCTAGTCAGTTTGGGAAGGGTCTTGGGTATTGAGTATCCCTCTATGCTTATGAGTGTCTTACCCTTGGAGATGTGAAGACTCTGGGCTGTTTCGCTTCGCTTCTTTCCCCCCCGCCGACCTCTCCCAGGGAGAGATACCCCGCCCGCCTTGCCCCTTGTCATTCGTAAAAACTGGGGTTTGTCTATTGCTTTTTATATCCCTGTGCAAAGATACAACAACCCTCAAAGCCTTACGCTATAAGGGTTCGAACCGTATTAGGGTTTTCCTTAGAAAAATAACCTCTAAAACTATTGACAGTCAATACTTACGGGCATTAGAGTCTTAATCATCAGGTGACGCAATGGTGTGCCACCTACTTACAAGGGAATCAAAATGAACACACAATTTATGACACCTAAAACATTAGAGCAAGCAAGGATCGTAGAGGGCTGGGGATTTAATCAGGTTGCTGAATATGTATTCAAAAGAGAATCAGACATAGCCAGCGAATTATGGACAACGCTAAACCCTGACCATCTACTGATTTTAGATAAGACCAACGATTTAGGAATGGTTACTGACTACCCTATCGAATGGGACTTATTTATTAAATAGATCGAAACGGGGCAACCCGTCCAAGCGTAATGCGCTTGCTGATGAGATCAACTTAACTGCTAGGAGTTTAAAAAATGACTGATACAACTTACAACGGCTGGACTAACTACGCAACTTGGCGGGTAAATTTGGAAATATTTGACGGGATGGACTACTCGGAAATCCCTATGCTTTCCCGCTATTCAGAGCCCGACACTTACGAGGTTAGTGAGTATTTAAAAGATTATGCCCAAGAGATTATAGAAATCGACTGCAATCCTTCAAGTCTTGCAAGTTCTTACGCTAACGCCTTTATCTCTGAGGTGAACTGGTATGAGATCGCCCAGCACTTTGTAGATGCTTTCAACCACGATATGCAAGAAGAGGAAAGGGCAGAAAATGACTAATAACCAATGGACACACTACACACTAGCCCGCGCCTATGCTCGCGGGGTTCTATCAGCGCAACAAGTGGCGCAGTTTATCGCGCTTTACAAGGGGCTGAAATGAACGAACAAGACTACGAACAAATGGCTAAGGCATTAGCACTATTGCAAGACTATATGACCTATTACGGGTGCAAGATGGAAGATTACAAAACGCTAAGCGATGCCGAGGGCATTTTAAAGGGGCTGAAATGTTTCCAAAACTAAATACCGTTTTAAATGCTTTAGCGGTGCTTGGAGTGGTTTATTTAATTGTGCAGTCCGTGAGGGCTTTACTTTTCTTTTGGGGGGTTTAAATGACTAATGCAGAGAAGATACAAACGATCTTGCGCCATGAGTTTATC